CGGAGATGATATTGGATTTATAGCTGATCCGATATCCTATGGGCGCTGGCGGGATGTTACCAGAGCATGTGGTCTATACCTTTCGATAGGTAAGAACTATTGTTCTCGTGATTTTCTCATGTTGAACAGCGAACTCCGACGTGCTCCCCATAGGGTATCTTACACGGGAAAAGGTTCGCATCTAGGATGCTATACGGTTGGAAAACCACTGATATGTGCTGATTGCGGAGGCATCTTAGCCTCGACTATAGTACGTCATGACTACCAAAAATGGAGGCTGGAGGGTTATCTTAACCAGTCCATCCTCAAAGGAGTAGTCGCGAAGGGAGTAGATGCAGGAAAGCCTAAAGATATCTATTGGACTGAGCTCGGTGATTTATCACACGCTCTTCTAAGAGGTATGCCCTCGAATCGAAATAAGGCTCACTACTCCGTGCAAGCTCGGATATTGGACGTCTTTCTCAAATACCATTCAAAGGTAGTTCATGAGCGTCCCTGGGGCTGTTCCTTGTTCTTTCCTAAATCTTTAGGAGGCGTCGGGTTGCAAATACCCGACGGTTCGGAACTTGGTCAGCTGAGCTTAGCCACTAGTGCTCCTACCAGGCGTGCACAAATCGCCAGAGCACTCTTCTTCGCAACGCATACGAAGGATAGGTTATCTATGGCCACATTACGGGCCAGGCCTACTTTGTATCAGCAACACCTGTCAAAAGGGGCGCGTGAGCGTCTTCCTAAACAGGAGAATACTATAGTACCTATATGGTTCAGTGAGAGATATCGCCCCAGCTCAAACGGGACGACTCTTCTGGCCTATCTCATAGAACAGCACCATGTTCGTGCAGGACTTAGTTGGTTAGCCACTCAAAGCGAAAGCTACGATATGGAAACCGACCCTTTAGGTCTAGCGGACTGGATGAGTCCATATCAGTTCAACCGATCTGTGGGATCTTCGGCTGACGATCATCAAAATAGGAACCTCGCTCTTTCACACGATTACCTACATCTCATATCCCGGAGGCAATTCAAACGCTTCCGTAAAGAGAATTACGAACGTGTGAAGCATTTACCTTACCACGACATCATTTCTTTTGAGGAAAAGGAATGCCTGGTGGAACGTAACTGGCCGTATGTGCTCGCAGACATATCGAGCCGAGCGATTGATGAACGTTTACATGACTTTCAGTAAGTACAACAAAAGGAAGCGGACGTACGTGCTTTGCAACCACGTACCCCGGCCTCTTTCGTACCTGACGGGAGCTAAACTCCCGACTGACCAGCCACGTCTTGCCTGCTTGGTGTCTACGTGACAAAAGCGGCGTGGAATCTTCAGTTTT